CCGAAGGATGGGCGTTACATTTTCATATTCCTACCAACCAGCCTGCGAGATACTGCGTTTCCAGTAAACCCACGGAAGGCTCAATGGCAGACTGAACTTGACGAATGGTCGGTTGACGGCCTTCTCTCAAGCACTGCGCCTCAACCCACCCACTGGATGCCTTTACCTAAACCACCAAAAGGAGAATAACTTGAATGTTCTAGTAGATGCAGACATCATTGCCTACCGTGCAGCGTTCTCAGCAAGAGATGAACCTGAGAAACAAGCACGACAGAAGGTAGATGAAATATGCAACGACATCATGTGCGACTGTCACTTCCCAGAAGAGTATGTGCTAGGGGAGAACACTTGGTTCTACTTGACCGGAAGTAACAACTTTCGTTTTGACATAGCAACCATCAAGCCATACAAAGGAAAGAGGGGAGAGAAACCTAAGCATCTGGCGGCTACACGGCAGCAACTACAACAACAGTGGGACGCTGAAGTAGTAGAGGGTCAGGAAGCAGATGATGCTATTGGGATTAAGGCTACTGAGTTGAACGGAGATTGCACTATCGTCTCTATCGACAAGGACTTGCTTATGATCCCAGCTACGCATTATAACTTCGTTAAACAAGAGTGGACAGAGGTTAGCCAAGAGCAAGGGGACTACTTCTTCTACAAGCAACTGCTGACAGGAGACCAAGTGGACAACATTCAAGGGGTACAAGGTATCGGCCCTAAGAAGGCTGAGAAGGCATACCAAGAGTGTACTACGGTGCAGGAGATGTACGCTAAGGCACTAGAGATGTACAATGGAGATGCTGATGAGCTACTAGAGAACGCTAGATTGCTTTGGTTGCGTAGGTATGAGGGTGAAATGTGGGAGCCTCCTATTGAATAAACGCGAACAAGTAAGCAAACGTAAGGCAGCACAACTAAAGTATGGGGTACGATCAGGACTTGAGGCTGACAACTGCAAGCACCTAGAAGAAAGAGGTATCCCATACGAATATGAGAAGCATAAGATCAAGTGGGAGGATCACCAGTGGCGGTCCTATACGCCTGACTTTGTGCTAGAGAGTAACGGTATCATCGTAGAAACTAAAGGGCGGTTTACTCCCGCAGATAGACGAAAGCACTTGCGTATTAAGGAACAATACCCTAAGTTGGACATTAGGTTTGTGTTTACTAATGCGAACTCTAAGATCAACAAAGGTAGTAAGACTTCCTATGCTGATTGGTGTAAGCGTCATGGGTTCTTGTATGCTAATAAGTTCATTCCTGAGGAGTGGCTTGAGGAACCTGAAGTTGAGATGAGGATAGAGGAGACTAAGTAATGTGGAATAAATGGGAAGATGAAAAACCAAGTTCAGGAGACAAGGTAGTTGTTGTGTGTAGCGATGGCATGTCTTCAGGTTTATTCCTTGCCGTTGATGATTACGATTCTGGCATACAAATGCTGGACGCAGAGGACGCAAGCAACACACTTGAGGTTTATCCGCTGTTCTTTTATGGCGCTATTTGGCAAAAACTTCCAGATGACACATTGATCGCCTTCATGGAGTATAATGACGATTATTAGAACTCTAAAAGGAAGAGTATAAAAGGAGACTAAGGATGTTTAATCTTGTAGAGCTTTTTGAGGGGTCTAAACCTTCAGGGTGCAAGTTTGGCAGTCTAGTAGAAGGACACGCTATCTACTGTCACCACGAAGATGGACCAAGGAAGTGTAGCCAGTTCCGTCAGGGTGAGCCTCTTGAGGACTGTGAACTTTTTGTTAAGGAGACTAAGGGTGACTAGGACAAAAGAAATAAGCAGTAATCTAGAGGTTACTTTCTTCGAATACCAAGTAGGAGAGATTTTAGAGGTTGAGGTGCACGATGACTACACAGGTGATATTGTTCACACTCGTTTAGTTTTAAAAGATGTGTTAAAACTTAAGTATTTCCTAGACTCTATCTTAGAGGAGCACTGTGATGACTAAGCTAGTACAACTACTAGAAACTAACAACATTGACCCAGAGGACGCATTGTTCTACTTGAGTACATACCTGCAAGATCAAGAGGTAACTGAAGATGACTAAAGACACAGAACTTCTTAAGGCCGCAATTAACGCTTCAAACACTATTCACGGAATATACCAATGGGTTGATATGATCGAAGCTGAAGGAGGGGCCAGTACGATATCAGGCATTGCTAAGTGTCACGCCTTCCTGACTTCAATGAAAAAAAATAAGTCTAGGCTAGACAGTTTGGTCATGTCTCCGCTTGAGGCAGAGCTGGAAAAGGCTAAAGGTAAAGGGGTTAAAGATGACTAAAGACGTCCTCACCAAGAGAGAAAAGATGGCCCTCAAAATTCTCAAGGCTATGTTTCTAATTGTAGCCCCTAACCAAGACCACAACTTTAAGAATGCAGAGCTTATGGAGGACTTGTTTAATGACTAAAGATATTCTAGTGTTCTCCTGCGCACACACAGACCCGTCAGTAGGTAACGAGCGCTTTGACTGGCTAGGTAAGTTTATTGCTGATGTTAAGCCTGACATGGTTATTGACTTGGGTGATGGCGCTGACATGGGGAGTCTCAATAGTTTCGACACCCGTTACCCACAGGCTGTAGTGATGCAGAACTACGGTGACGACATTAACCACTACAATGAGGCTATGGACCGTCTACGGACACCATACAAGAAGCTGAAGCGTAAGAAACTGCACTGGGTAGGGTTTGAGGGGAACCATGAGAATCGGATCAAAAAGGCTATTGCGGAAAGCCCCCGAAATGAGGACAGAACGGGACAAGGTTACGGGATTTCCTTTGGGCATCTTCAAACAGACCAATGGTTCGACGACTACCACGAATACTACAATTCAGCCCCCGCAATCGCTAACTACTGTGGTGTTGACTTTGCTCATTTCTTTAGTTCTGGGAACTACGGGACAGCTACTTCTGGTATTCACCATGCTTACACCGTCATCAACAACCGTCACAACTCTTCTGTATGTGGTCATAGCCATAAACGTGATGTGTACTTTAAAGATGGTGCGAATAGTATTGGGCTGGTGGTTGGCTGCTACAAAGGACATGAGGAATCTTGGGCGGGTCAAGCAAACAACGACTGGTGGAACGGTGTAGTCCTAATGAAAGGGGTTGACAACGGCATGTTTGAGCCTACGTTTGTGTCTCTGGATATGCTTGAGAAGGAATATAAGGATGACTGACGACAGTTTGTCGGATAAGATGACAGAAAAAGCGTGGTGGGCTTACAAGGAATATTTGACCCTAGACTCCTCTGATAAAAGTATCGACTTTACGTCTTTCGCTATAGGTTTTTTTCTTGGCGTGTTGTCGGGTTTGAAGAGTGTTGAAAAGGAATATGGGAATGAAGTGTGAAGACTGTGGGGATAAGGTGGCCTCTGATTGCTGGTGCCAAGCCGGTAAACCTGTTATGAAAACTGATGAGTATGGCACTAAGTATTGGTACTTGAACGGTAAGTATCACCGAGAGGATGGGCCTGCTATAGAGTATTCTGATGGTTCTAAGTATTGGTGGTTGAATGGTAAGCGACACCGAGAAGATGGTCCTGCTTATGAAGGTGCTGGTGGCACTAAGTATTGGTACTTGAACGGCCAAGAGGTAACTGAAGAAGAGGTTATGGGTAAAAAGAGTCAAGACAACGTAAACAGCCCTAGTCACTACAACCAAGCAGGTATCGAATGTATTGATGCTATCAAGGCTTCTCTTGGTGACGGTTATCAAGACTACTGCAAAGGAAACGTAATGAAGTACCTTTGGCGGTACAAGTACAAGAACGGCATTGAGGACTTGAAGAAGGCTCAGTGGTATCTAAACTCTATGGTAGAAAGCGTGTTAGAAAACAATGGTTGAAACAATCTTTATGGCACTAGCTTTGGTGCTGCTCATCTACATTGCATACATTAGTCATAAGACGTATGTAACTACACAGATCACACTCTTAGGTTTGGTAACATTCTTGCAATCACTTGAGGAAGACGAGTTTGGGGAAGAGATCAAATTTCACTAGGGTTGAACGTGACTACTATCCGACCCCTATAGCTGCTGTAGAGCCTCTGATTGACCATCTCCCGTATGAGGAGTTTACTTATGTAGAACCTTGTGCTGGCGATGGTCGCCTCGTGAACCACATTACGGAGTTGACTAATGGCTCTGGCATGTGTATGTACAAGAGTGACATTGAACCTAGAGCAAACGGAATCAGGGAAGCTGATGCTTTATCTTTGATGTTTGACGACAGTGTAGACTTCTGTATCACTAATCCACCGTGGGACAGAAAGTTCTTGCATCCGTTTATCTACTGGTATAGTGTCGGGATGCCCACTTGGCTCTTGTTTGATGCCGATTGGATGCACACTAAGCAGTCAGCGGAGTATATGACTTGGTGCAAGAAGGTTGTATCTGTCGGTAGGGTCAAGTGGATCGAAGGCAGTAAGAGCGTAGGTAAGGATAACTGTTGTTGGTACTTGTTTGACTATAACCACACAGGGCCAACTGAATTTTATGGGAGACTAATGTGAGAACAAAATGTCAAAGTTAAAGGTTCTTGATTTGTTTAGCGGGATAGGGGGTTTTAGTCTAGGGTTAGAGAGGACTGGAAGGTTTGAGACTTGTGCCTTCTGCGAGATCGAAGACTACCCCAGAAAAGTCCTAAAGCACCATTGGCCTAACGTACCTTTGTTTCGTGACGTAAGAGATTTAAAAGGAGAAGATGTTGGAACAGTTGACCTTATCACTGGAGGGTTCCCTTGCCAAGACTTGTCCTCGGCAGGCCAAATGCGAGGAATTGGAGAAGGCACTAGAAGCGGTTTATTCAAAGAAATGCTACGCCTTGCAAGTGAAACCCATAGACCCTTCATCCTCTTTGAGAACGTCAACAGGCTTCTCTCTGGACCTTCGGAGAAAAAAGGCGAATGGTTCAACAACTTTCTCTGGTCCTTGGCCGAAGTCGGGTATGATGCGGAGTGGTTCTGTCTATCCGCTGCCAGCGTTGGTGCGCCACACTTACGAGAAAGACTTTGGGTTATTGCCTACCCCAACGAAACACAACTCGAAAGAGGGAGCATATCCCGCAGAATATACGAGGAACACACCAACTTTGGCAACTCATGCTGGGGGAAAGATAAACCCGGAGTGGTCAGAGCACTTGATGGGGTTCCCTCACAAATGGACAGACTTGGGTGCTTAGGTAACGCTGTCGTTCCTGAGATACCTTTCGTGATAGGTAAAGCCTTGATTGATTCGGGTGCAATTTTAAAGTAAAGGATATTGAAGATGACTGACGAAGAAGCTAAACGGGCCATTGAGAAAGCTAAGGCTAACCGTTTTAATGAGCATGGAAACTATGGGGAGAACAACGGACCAGTGGGTGAGACTAAAGAAGAACCTGAGGTGGAAGTTAACGAGCGGGGTGATAAGATTTGGCGGTTGAACGGTGAGCGGCACCGAGAAGAT